CGGAATTGGATTCAACGCCCTTCTCTACAACACTGCGGGCCAGAACAGCGCGGTGGGGTATGGCGGGCTCGTCAGCAACACCAGCGGTGGATTCAACACCGCGCTGGGATATAACGCTGGGTACGGCCCATCGGCGACGAATGCCAACACTACCGGCTCTTACAATAGTTTTCTGGGTTGGGAAGCCGCGCCTGGCTCGACAGTCCAGCAGACTTACATGACCGTGATCGGCGCGGGCGCCACAGGCACATGCTCCTCGTGTGTGGTGCTGGGCAGGCCAGCGGACATGGTTGTTGTTCCGAATGGCTATAAGATCACGCCGCTTTACTCGGTAGCCGGGACCGCCCTGCCGGCATGTTCCGCAACCACCCTGCTGGAGCACCTGGGCGTGACCGATGCGACCTCTATTACCCCTGGCACCACTTACGCGGGCAGTTCGACTTACACCGTGACGGTCGAATGCGTGTCAAATTCCACCGGTCCCACCTATACGTGGATCATAGACTGATGCGGCTTTTGTCGGTCTTCCTGGTGGCATGTGCGCTCCATGCAAGTCCCTGGTCGAAGCTCTATAAGATCTCAGTCGCCGTCGTGGCCGCCGCATCGGTAGCCGACGCCGCGACGTCGATGGGCAAAGGCGAGCTAAACCCCGCGCTGCGCTCTCCGGATCAACGCTTCGGCGCGCGAGGCATCGAGATCAAATCCGGCATTGTAGCCGGAACACTTTTAACCGGCTGGCTGGCGACGCGGAAACACTCGCGAGCCCCGGCCGTCGTCGCCAATTTCGCCACGGCGGCGGTGTATGGCGCTACGGCGCTGCACAACACCAAGGTCAAATAACCGTGGATGGTGGCTGGTGGCTGGTGGCTGGTGGCTGGAAACACAACCACTAGCCACTAGCCACCGACCACCAGCCACAAGTTTTCGGCCTGCTTGGCTCACACGGAGCTGGCTGGGCCACCCGCGCACTGTCGAAAGATAGCGCGCCCCCCATGACAGACAACGACACTCTTGTAATCCCTGCGCCCGGTGAGGCGAGCAACGAGCAGGCCGTCGAGCCTACTCTGATCGAAAGCGATTTTCGCGCGTACCGGAAATTCCGGGAAACGGGCGAAGAGCCTGCCCCGCAGGAAGAAGATGCTACGACCGCTGTTGGCGATGACACGCCGGCGGAAACCGCTGCCGAGGATACGGACCTGGCAGACACTCCGGAGGACGGGGACGAAGACGAACCCGAACCCAACCAGCCCAAGAAAAAGGGCGGCTATCAACGCAAGATCGACAAGCTGGCGCGTGAGAAAGAAGAACTCGCCGCGCGACTTACGGCTCTCGAATCCAAGCTGGCAGGCGATGCGCCCGCTGGCGAGGTTCTCCCCACAAAGGAAGCCGCCGCGGCCGACGACAGGCCCGTACCGGAAAACTTCGATACGTACGAAGAGTATGTTGACAAGTTGACCGATTGGAAGCTCGATCAACGCGCCAAGACCGCCGAGAAGACCAAAGCCGAAGACGCCGGACGCGAACGCGCCGCCGAGATCGGCAAGCAGTGGCAGGAACGGCAGGCCGAGGCCCGTAAGGACCCGTCCATGCCCGATTTCGATAAAGTGACGCAAGCCGACATTCCGGTATCCGACGCCATGGGCGCCGTGCTGCTGGAGTCTCCGGACGGAGCGAAGCTGGCCTATTGGCTGGGCAAGAATCCGTCTGAAGCCGAACGGATCTCGAAATTGCATCCCCTGGCCGCCGCCGCTGAATTGGGCGGAATCATCAAGGATCTGAAAGCCTCCTCCAAACCGCAACCCCCGGCCGCTTCACGCGCGCCCAAGCCAATCACGCCCGTCAATCGCGGCGGCACCACGGCTACCCATGCCGGCGGTGTCTACGACGAAAAGACGGCCAACGATTTCACCGCTTGGAACAAAGCGCGCAACGCGCAACTGGGCAAGAAGTAAGTCACCAGCCACTGACTAAGTGGCTGTAACTCGCTTCACAACCAACTACCGGCGTGATGCCGGAAGGAACACCCCATGAGCAACGCTCTACTTACCCCGCAGATCATCGTCAACGAGCTACTGCGGCGCTTTCAGAACAACCTCGCTTTCGCCGGCGGAATCCGCCACGAATACGATGGCGAGTTCGGTCAAAAAGGCAGCAAGGTCGGGGACACGATCAATTTGCGCATCCCCGTGCGTTTCGGCGCTGCGGACGGCGCAACCCTCGTTGTGCAGGATGTGACCGAGTTGAAGGTCCCGTTGACCCTCAACAAGCAGAAGCACGTCGGCTTCTCTTTCACCTCCAAGGATCTGACTCTCACCGTGGATCGCTTCGGCGAGCGGTACTTGGATTCGGCGGCCGTCGCGCTGGCGAACCAGGTGGATCTCGACGGGCTCACCCTCGCATCGACCGCCGCATTCAACGCGGTAGGCACTCCCGGCACCATCCCGACCGCGCTGAAGACCTATAACTACGGCTCCGCGCTGCTCGATAAGTCCGGTTGCCCGTTCGACGAAAAGCGTTCGACGGTGATCACGCCGGATATGAACGTCGAGATCGTCGACGCGCTCAAAGGCCTGCTGGTTCCCGCCAAGCAGATCGGACCCCAATACGAGAAGGGCCGCATGGGTCATGCGGTGGGCCTCGACTGGAAGACCGATCAGAACTGCGTCACCCACACCTACGGGCCGCAGGGCGGCGCGCCACTGGTCAACACCGCCGGCCAGACCGGTTCCACGCTGCTCACCAAGGGCTGGACCGCCGCCGCCGCGCCGCGCCTCTCCGTTAGCGATCGTTTCACCATCGCTGGCGTCTATATGGTCAACCCGGTTTCCGGCGCCGTGTCCACCACGCTGCAAACCTTCGTCGTGACGGCCCCGTTCTCCTCGGCCGCCGATGGCACCGGCACCATTCAGATTTCGCCGGCAATCTCTTTGCCCGGCACCGGCACCAACGGGATCAACCCGTATGCCACCGTGTCGGCCTCGCCCGCTGACGGCGCCGCGATCACCGTGAACGGCGCAGCCAACGTGCTGAGCCCCACCGGCCTGATCTATCACCGCGATTCCATGGCCTTCGCCATGGCCGAATTGGAGCTGCCGCAGGGCGTCCACTTCCGCGCTCGCCAAACCGATCCGGACACCGGCATGAGTCTGCGGATCGTGTCGATGTACGATATCATGAACGATCTTTTTGCGACCCGCGTGGATTGCATATACGGTTTTGCCGTTGCTCTCCCCCAATGGTTGGTTGCAGTTCAGAGCTAACCACTCACTCACCAAGTAAGTAAGTTGCTGGCGGCGAGTGACTCAGCGAGTCACAAGCCGCCAGTGACCATTCACCTTGCAAGTACCTAACACAAGTTTCGGCAACGACCAAACCGCGTACCGTCGAGAGACAGAATGCGTGCGGCGCTGCCGCTCGGGGGTGAGGCCGCGGCCCCGCCCCCAACTTCCATTTCAGGAGCCCTCCATTGTCACTGCAAAAGTTCTACCCCAAGATGCTGTACTCTGCCACCGAACCCGCCATCGTCGTCCAGAACCCCGCCGAACACGATGAACGCCGCAAAGAAGGCTGGTCCGAGACGCCCGTCGCGACCGTCGATCCGCTGGCGGAACTGCGCGCCGAGAACGCCAAGCTCAAAGCGGAAAACGAGACGCTGCGCAACGCGATGGCGCTGCTGCCGGCCGTTCCCGAAGCGCCCGCGAAGAAGGCCGGTAAGTAAGTGCAGGTTACATCGACCGCCCTCACTACCAGCGCGATGGTGCTGCTGAATGAAGTGTCTCCCGCCGAGACGCTTTCGGACGACGAGTTAGCGGACGGATTGCAGCATACCAACGAGATCCTGGAAACGCTGGCCGTCGAACAATCGACCATCCCGTACCTCACCCACGAGACGTTTCCCATGATCGGCGCCGCGAGCTACACCATTGGCGGCGCGCTGAATACCGTGGGCGGCACGCTGGCCTCGACGCGCCCGCTGCGTATCCTGGCGGCTTCGACGGTGGACATTGCCGGCGCGAGTCATCCCGTGCGCCTCGTGACGGCCGCGGAGTGGGAAGCGCTGCCGGATCGCACGCGCACCGGCCTGTTCGCCGAAGTGCTTTTCTCCGATGGCGGATTCCCCATGAATACGTGGTATCTGTCGCCGAAGCCGGCCGCCGGTTCGCTGGTCACCGACTCGCTGAAGCTGCTCACCGCGTTTCCCGATCTCATCACCGCCATCGAGCTGGCCCCCGGCTATCTCAATTACCTGCGGCATTTGCTGGCCGCCATCCTGGCCCCCGAGTACGGACGCGACCCGTCCATCGTGGCGGGAGGTCTGGCGCTGGCGAAAGCGGCCGTCATCACGCTCAACGCGCAAACCCTCGGCCCGGTATCGCCGGAATCCATGCAGGCTACCGGCGCGGGGCAACCGCAGCAGCAGCAGCAGGCGGCCTAAATGTCGAGCCTCATCGTCACCGGAACCACCTTCATGCGCGGCGCGCTGCGCTGCATCGGACAGTTGCGTCCCGGGCGCGGTCCCGGTCCCTCCGAACTGATCGACGCCACGTATGTGTTCAACCGCATGCTGGACTACCTCGGCATCGATCGCGGGAACATCTTCACCATCGCGATCAATCAGTATCCCCTGACGGCGGGCAAGCAGAGTTACCAGATGGGTCCGTCCGTCGTCGCTCCCGACTGGCCGGCGCTTCGGCCGGTCAAGATCGATATCGCGAACCTCATCATCACCAGCAATGTCGCCTCACCGCTCACGCAGCCGCTGGCGATCTGGGATGACGTGGCGTGGGCGTCCATCGCGCTCAAGGCGACGCCCTCGACGCTGCCGCAAGGCATCTTCAACGACGGCGGCAACCCGGTTTCGACCATCTGGACGTGGCCGGCGGAATCCATCGGCGGCAACCTGGTCGAGCTTTATACGTGGCAGACCTTCCAGCAGATCCTCGATATCACCCAGCAGCTCGTCTTTCCCGATGGTTACTGTGAGGCACTCACTTACAACCTCGCCGTGCGCTTGTCTATCGAATGGGGCAGGCCGCTCAATCCCGGCGTGGCGGAACTGGCAAAAGAGACGCTGGCCGCCATCCAACGGATCAACGCGCCGCATCCGGTCCTGCACTGTGAGCCGATCATGCACGGCGGCGGTAAAAACTACTTCAACATCCTGACGGGGCAACCCACTTGAAATTCGAGGCATTCACAGAGGGCTTTTATAGCTTCCCTTCGGTGGACGTGGCGAGTCAGTTGTGCATCAACTATTACCCCGATCTGCTCGAAGGCCAAGCCCCCTCCGTCACCAATCGCGCGGGCAGCGAAAAGGCGTGGAAAGTCCTCACGCCAACGCCTGGGCTGCAATTATTCTGCACCCTCCCCACGCTTCCGGTACGCGGGCTATGGGCAGGCGAGCAACGCCTGTTCGCGGCGGGCGGCGCCATCCTCTACGAAGTGATCGGCGGCGGCCTGGGCGGCGGCGCGGTCACTTTCGTCAACCACGGCAACATCGGCAACGACGGCAATCCCGTCCAATTCTTTCCCAACGGATCGCAGTTATTCATCGCGTCGGCGGGACAAGCGTATATCGACACCGGCTTGGGCGCGGTCAAGTGCCAATTCTCCTCGCAATTGACCGACCTCGTAATCGACGCCACCACCGGACGGCTCACCACCGTGACCGGAGGCGAGTTCGATGCTACCGATATCGGATGCCCGGTCACCGTCACCGGCGGCGCGGGCTTCAACGTCGGCAGCATCACCATCACCGCGGTGGATGCCAACGGCATGGCTACCGGATCGTCGAGCTGGGGCACGGCGGGCTCGACCGGCGGCACCGCCATCGAATGGCTGGGGACTGTCGTCGGCGGCGCATTTGTGCCTTCCTACGTCACCGCTTCCTGCGGCGCATATCTTGACGGCACGTTTTTTGCGGCCACGCCCTCGAACAAGACGGTCTATTTCAGCGGCGTCAACGACGGAGTGGACGGCTGGGATCCGCTCAACGTATTGAGCAAGATTTCCTATCCCGACAACGTGGCGATGATGCTCTGCGACCACCAGGAAATCTACTTGTTCGGCGACGAGGAATCGACCGAAGTATGGCGCGACGTGGGCAACGCCGATAACCCCTTTCAGAAAGATCCCGGCTGTTTCATGCACTACGGCTGCTGCTCTCCCTGGGCGACGGTGCGGGTGGGCGGCGGCGTGGCGTGGATCGGCGGCGACGTGCGGCGCGGCGAGCGCGTGGCCTTCGTGGCCGTGGGCTACACTCCGCAGCGGGTTTCGACGGCCGCAGTGGAGAAGGCCTGGGCTTCCTACGCGACCGTGGGCGATGCGGTGGCCTACAGCATCATCCATGACGGCCAGGAGTTCTGGGTCATTTCTTTTCCGACCGCCAATATCACCTGGGCTTATTCTCTGACCCTCGGCGAGTGGCACCAGCGCGGCTGGTGGAACGGCGCGGGCTGGGACCGCCAGCGCGGCGCTTTCCATTGCTGCGTGGCGCTCGCGACCGGCGCGACCCCATCGAACGAGCAGCATTACGTGGGCGATTGGCAGAATGGCAACATCTACACCATGTCGGCGGCCTATGCCACCGATAACGGTGTCGCGATCCACCGCCGCAGGCGTGCTCCACACCTCTCCAACGAGAACAAGCGCCGCTTTTATTCGCGCGCCGAAGTGGACGCCGACGTGGGCAGCGCGGATATCGACGAAGCTCCCCAGCGCATCGCGTGGCGGCGCTTCGGCGAGGGCCGCGATCGGGTGTGGCAGCTCGATGACGATGGGGCGGGAAACCTCACTATCGGATGGAGCGACGATCGCTGTAAAAACTTCGCGACCAAGACGGCCATCAACGTCTCCGACACTTCGCCGTCAGTGGTTGCGCTCTATTTGAGATTCGTCGAAGGGACAGCGTAACGTGGCGAGCACTCCCACGCCCGCGCCCTCGATCCCAGTGGTTCCAATTCGAACCGCGATGTTTCAGGGGCAGCCGCTTCAGCCGCTCTCCGCGGTGTGGGTGGCTTTCTACGAGGACTTGATCCCTTCGGCGGCCACTTCGCAAGCCTACGGCCGCACGCTCGATCTCAACAATTGCACGGTGGGTAACAATATCGCGCCGTGCCTCACCGCGCAGGCCTCCGGTACGGCCTTCGAAGTATCTGGCGTGCTGCGTAAAGCCATCACGGCGAATCTGGTGGTGCGAATCAACGTCAATCAGAATCCCTTCATTACCTGCACCGTCAACGCGGTGGCGAAGCCTTTCACCGCCCTGACGTGGACGTCGTTCTCGACGGACGGCACGCTGGCGAAGGGCGACATTTTCAGCTTCGACGTGCTGGCCTCGGACGGCTCGATCGATCCCAATGGCATCGCGAGTTTCACGGTCCAATGGCGCTGATTACTCCACTGGCTTTGTCGCCGGATAACCCGCTGCCGGCGTGGGCGCTCAGTGGCGGCCCGCTGGTGTTTCAGCAGCTCGACGGATCGAGCGGCGCGGTACTGAGTGCGGCCCTGATCGCGGCGCTCCTGGCGGCCGGCTGGGTCGAGACGGCCACGCTATCGACCGGCGCAACCTTGCAGGCTACCAGCCCGCAGAGCCTCACCGTTCTACTCGACGTGACCTGGCTCACTTATGCGGGCACCGATTACGTGGGCGTGCAGCTCCACGGGACGGCGACCGGCTACCAGCATTACGTGGGATGCGCGGCGGCCCGCACGTTCCAGATTGTCGCTGGGCCGTGCCAAGGATTTCTCAGCCAGCCTGGCGTGGCGGGCCCGGCGAGCTATGGCAGCAATATCGCCTTCGGCATTCCGTATCTCGCACCCACCGATCCGGTTTATCCGGATGGCGCGCTGCCCGATGAATGCTGGTGGAGCAACGGAGACAAATGGCCTTCGGGGACGTCCAACTCGTTCCGCAACAACCTGGGCTACGTGGACGACAATCAGCCGGCCTGGTGCGCATACTTCCACCGGCCCGGCGAATCGACCACGCACTCGCTCGCGCTGCAGCACGGCGCGGTGGCGCTGATGTGCGTCGAGATGAGCTTCGGCGCGGGCGTTCCCACGCAGATGATCTATCCGCAACTTGAACCCTTCGCCCTGGAACCATTATTGGCGTGGGGCGATTGGTGCGCGGCCGGCTACGTATATCCGGCCGGCTTCGTTGGATTTCCGCCCAAGGTGCGCGGCCAACTTTACGATGCCATGATCCTCAGCGGCCCGCAGATCGGCAATGCCACGCCGGGCGGATCGGAACAACTGGTGCAACTCTACGGCGACAAAAGCATGTGGCTGAATTTCAGTTTTGGCTTGCCTCTGGCGAATCTCATGTTGCTCCTTCCCGGCGGCGAAAGCTCGGCAGTAGGGAACGTGGCTTACTAGCTCAAAAATCAGAATGAATGTGGATCTACATCCCAGCATCAACGTGCTCTCCCTCTGTTCCGGCTACGGCGGAATCGATCTCGGATTGCGACTCGCTCTCCCAGCTACTAGAACCATTTGTTACCTGGAAAGGGAGGCAACTGTCGCGCAAATCCTGGCTGCGCGTTTTGAAGACGGCGCCCTCGACGAAGCGCCTATTTGGTCGGACGTTAAAACCTTCGACGGCAAGCCGTGGCGCGGCCTCGTGGATATCCTCTGTGGCGGCTACCCGTGCCAGCCTTTCAGTTGCGCGGGCAAGCAGCTCGCCGAAAAAGACCCGCGCCACCTCTGGCCGCACATCGCCCGCATCGTGCGCGAAGTCGAGCCCGAATGGGTCTTTCTCGAAAACGTCGATGCACATCTTCGACTCGGCTTCCATGAAGTCGCCGACGAATTGGAAGCGATGGATTACCGAGTTGCGTGCGGACTCTTTAGCGCGCAGGAAGTCGGCGCACCGCATCGGCGGCTCAGGCTATTCGCGTTGGCCCACCGCAATGGCGCAGGATTGCGAAGCGGCGGGATCGAAAAGCAAGGGTTATCTGACAAGCGCCGCGCAGATGTGGCCCACCTCGAGGCAGGAAGACGCGGAGAGTTGCGGCAACCATCCAGGAGCGACGGACTCCTTAACGGGAGCATTGGCGCAATGGAAGACGCCCCACGGCATGTCGGGTCACGACAAGTCGGGCAAGGTAGCGGGCGGGGGCGGGGAATTCGCCAAGCAGGCACTCAGTTGGCAGACGCCGGCGACGGACTCATTCCGCTCTCGCGGCGGAGACCGGGTGGACGAACCGGGATTGGACCAGCAAGCGCGGCAGTGGCCGACGCCCAAGGCTTTGACCGGCGGAGCCAATTCGCAGCGGCTGAAACGGCGACGGAACGGCAAAGGCGGCCCGGGAGGCACGGACCTTCAGGAATCCGCGGAACAATGGCCGACACCTCAGAGCCGCGACTTCCGCTCGACCGTAACGGGCGATATAGCGAAGCAGAACAGCCGTCCGCTCTCGGAAGCGGTTGGGCATTTCCCCCAGGACCAAACGACCTACCAGGGTGGCAAGAGTTGCTTGCCGTATGCCCGCAGGTTGAACCCGCTATTTGTCGAGGCTTTGATGGGATTACCCCTCGGGTGGACCGATTGCGGGCACTCGGCAATGGCGTCGTTCCGCTCGTGGTTGCGCACGCATACCGCACTCTTAGACGCGCTTTCGACTAACGCGCAAGACGTACCGATAGCCGCATGATGCCCCTCGTCCGCTATAGCAACCGCATTGTAACCAGCCCCGAACCCTTCGGCATGGATGTAGGACTCACCACCGTGGCGGCCGTCAACGCGATCGCCGGCAGCGGCGGCTTGCTGGAGGCGGCTGGCTGGACGCAAGGACCGTTTCCAGGCGGTAGCTATGCGACCGCGCATTTCAATTTCCCCTTCGGCGTTCCAGGTCTGAGCTTCGGCATTCCGGATTTCGAGGTCGATGCCGTCTGGTATCGGTACGTCGCGGGCGGCACGCCTGGCCATCCGACGCTGAGCGGCGGCGTGGTCACCGTTCCGCTGGGCAGCGACTCCGACGACGCCACCGCGGCCGCGCTGGTGGCGGCAGCAGTCACACTGTTCTCGCAGTGGACCGCCACAGCCAATATGACCGGCGCGGCGTCGTTCACGCTCGATCTCAAAGCGAAGACCACCGGCACAGGCCCCAACGATTCGATATTCGGGTACAACGCCGAAAATTGCGTGCTCACGAGCGCACCTTCGGGCGGCTCTTGCACCTGGTTGTCGCAGACAAACCCAGCCGGCTCGCAGATCCAAATCAGTCTGATCGCCGGGCCGAGTGAGTTCGGACTGACGAACTGCTCCATCCTGCTGACCTTTCCGGCGCCGCTGGGCGGCGCGCAGCCCGCTTACACCTGGGTGCTGGCGGCCCGCGGCGCCTGGAATTTCTGGGCCGATCCGTACTCGCTCTGCTTTTGGATGATGCCGGGATCGAGCGGAGAGTCCGGCGACCCGTATCCGGCGCACACGTTCTTTTTTGCCGGCGTCCCGCGCAACACGCAGGTGACTTATGGCGCGCTACCTTACGGCGGCATTTCGCAGGCCTTTGCGCACTGGGATCCAAACCAGACGCTGATCGCGAACTACACCCCCGGCGTCGACGAGCTGAACGGAGTTTTCACCACCGGCGTTCCGAACTGCGCGATCGCGGCGCCGTCGATCGCCAGCTACGAGCTGGACGGCAAGGGAGCGGTCGATCCCATCGTCTCCGGACACGTCGGCTTGCCGATCCTGCTGCCGGCGCGGCTGGGACTTCCATTTCCCGGTGGCTATGGCGGCGCCATCACCACTTACGTGGTCGGCCAACTTTACGATGCATTCGTCGCATGCGCGCAGTATCCGCTGGGTACGGTGATCCCGTATGACGGCCACCAGTGGATTGCGATGCTTTCGCAACCCGGCGCGACCTTGTTCCTCTGCAGCGCGACGGCGGCCGGCGGTCCTTACGCGGTGGTGCCCTGGACAAGTGAGATCGGCGCGGGCGGCGATCCAGGCGGGGGCGGCGCGGCGGTGGTTGGGAATTTCGCTCTATAAGGCGGCTTCAAATGGGTCATTTTTTCGATATTGTCAAGAACATCACTAACGGCGGCAACCCGCTCGCGAACGCCGCGAATCCCATTACCGCCAGCGGCGCGGCGAGTCCAGCACCGACACCGCCGCAAGGGCTACAGGCGATCGGTCAGGGCATCTTAGGGTCGATAATGGGAGGCGCTCCGCTTCCCACCACGCTCGCTCAAACTATGGATGCGGGACAAGCGGCCGCGACGCCGGCAGGAGCGGTGGCCACCGCTGGGCAACCGGCGGCAGCCGTCCCGGCAGCAGCGCCACCGGCCACGGTCCCCGCACCAGCGCCAGAGACGGCGACGGCCACCACGCCCCTAAGTTCAGTCATGTCGGTTGGAACGCCGCCAGCCGTACAGTCACAGCCGGCCGCGATCTCTCAACAAATGCCCAGCGCCGCGAACTACCTGGCACAGCAAATCGCGAACGCCCCGCCTCAGCAGCAAATAGAGCCGACCATCGACGATTTCTTCCGAAGGCTCTCCGCCGCGGGCGGCGCCTATGCGGGTGTCGGCCAGGGAGCCCAGCAAACCCAGCAAATGCAGGGATTGACTGGCCCGCGGCCCCCCGCCCCTAGCACCGAAGTCAACAGCCCACACGATGCGCGCTTGATGATGGGTCTGGCTTAGGTGCTCTTTGAGAGAACGCGCAATTACGAACTGGTGCGGCGCATCATGGTCGAGCCGCATAACTGGCGCGCGGGCGCCGACGACTTCTCGCCGTCAGCCGCGGACTTCGACCCGCTCCGTCATCTGGACTACATATCTGTATACGACGGCGGCGAGCTGCTTGGCCTGTTTGTGCTCCTCTGGCACTCTCCGATCCTGGTCGAGATCCACACCCGCCTGCTGCCCATCGCGCGCGGACGCGCGCGCGCGGCGCTCGACGGAATGCTCGCCTGGATCTGGGAACACACCGGCGCGCATCGTATCGTGACGTCCATCATCCAAGGCAACCGGCTGGCTCTGAAACTCGGACGCGATACGGGATTCACGGAGTACGGGATTAACGTACAGAGCTGCCTGAAGAACGGCCTGTATCGGGATCAGCACCTACTCGGCATCACCAAACCGACTTACTAACTCTTCGCAGAAAGAGGCAATCATTTGTCACTCATCACCGGCGTCATTTCGGGCATTCAAGGGGCATCCGCGGCCCACAACGCAGCGAACGCGCAAGTCAAAGGCTACACCAGCGCCGCGGGAGACGTGAACGCGGCCGTCACGGCGGCCAACCCCGGCATTACCAGCGCGGCCCAGGCGGCCGGCGCGGGCGTAACTGGCGCGGCCTCCCAAGCGGCGACCGGCGCGACGGCGGCAGCCAATACAGCCATCGCGGGCGTGAGCCCATACACCTCGGCGGGGGCCAACGCCACCCAAACACTGGGCGGCATGATGGCGCCCGGCGGCCAGCTCAATACGCCGTTCAACGCGTCCATGATGGCGCAGTCGGATCCCGGCTATCAGTTCCAGGAGCAGCAGGGCCAGAACGCTCTCGCGCGTTCGGCGGCGGCCTCCGGACTGACCGGCTCGGGCGGCACGCTCAAAGCGGCCATGCGCTACAACCAGGACTACGCCAACACCGCGTATAACAACGCCTTCAATCAATACCAGACCCAGAACACCAACACCTTTAACCGTCTTTCGACGGTCATGGGGATGGGTCAGCAGGCTGGCGAGTACGCGGGAAATGTCGGGACGCAAGCGGCGCAATATGGCGGGAACATCAACACCGGCGCGGCTCAATACGCCGGGACGCTGAACAACACGGCGGCCGACAATGTGGCGAACAACCAGATTCAGGCCGGCGTTTACAGTGGCAACGCGGCCATCGGCGCGGGAAATGCGACCGCTCAGGGCGATATGAACGCCGCCAACGCCTGGAACGGCATGCTGAACGGCGTAGGCAGCTTCGCCAACACCGCCATGATGGGCGGCTTTTCGGGTGGAGGGAGCACGCTCGGCGGAATGATGGGATTCGGCGGCGGTGGTCCCAACGCCAACACGCCGTACTTCAATCCGGCCACCGGGGGCGCCTACGGCTCGACGCCGGCGCCTCCCGCATCCAACACCGGAACGATGAACTAGGAACCCCACCATGCCATTCGATACCAACGTCGCGCAGCCCGACCGGCTGCAACTGCAGATGCCGCCGATGCCCGACCCGCTCGATGCGGCGACGAAGATCCTCACGCTTCGCAATCTGACCCAGCAGGGACAAACGCAGGCCGCGCAGTTGCAGGGCCTCCAGATGGAGAACCAGCAGCGTCAACTGCAGCTCCACGATCAGCAGTATCTTTCGACCAACCTGCCGAAGATGTATAGCGATCCGCAATACCAGGACCAGCAGGGCAACGTGGACTTCGGCAAGATCGCGCGCGCGGTGGCGCCCAACGTCTCTCTGGCGACGGCGCAATCGATGTACAAGGGCGTGCTGGAGAATCAGAAATCGGTGGCCGAGATCACCAAGGCGCGCGCCGACACGTCGAAGACCAACCAGGAAATCCAGGCCAACGACGGCGACATGCTGGCGGGCGCGGCCTCGCGCTGGAAGACCGACGCCAACGGCAACTACAACACCGCCGCCATCGGTTTCGACCTCGACCAGTTCCAACGCAGCCATCCCGAATACGGGCCGCAGCTCGAGCAGCTTCGCCAGCACCTTTCCGACAATCCCGACCAGATCGAGCAGACCGTCAACGGGATCATGGGCGGCGCGAAAGCCGACCGCACCCGCGCCAATGCCATCGCACTCGACGCGCAGAATACCGCCGCGCGCCTGAAGGCGACCATGCCCGGTCTGATCTCCGACGAAGAGGCGAAGCAGAAGGGTGCTATCGCGGGCACGCTCGCCAACTCGCGCAACTCCGCCGACTATCAGCAAAACCTCTCGATGCTGAATGCCCGCGCCAACGATCCGGCGAACCCAAACCCCGGCGCGGCTCCGCAAATTCCGTTCGATCCGCAATCGCTGTTCGACCAGAATGGCAACTGGAAGCCGCAGGCCCAGCAGTACGTCCGCAACTGGGGACTCACCGACGAACAGCAGCAGTCCGCCATCAACGCGGCCAAGGTTCGCACGGATGCCGAAGCGGCGCAAGCGGGCGTCGCCAGCGGCCGCGCCGAGACGGCCCGTCACGATCGCGTGGTCGAAGGCCAGGGCCAGGACCGCATCGACAATTCGACGGCCGCGCAGAATCAGGCCGTCCAGCAGCAGCTCTCCCGCGCGCTCGCCGACGATACCTCGCACAGCCCCGCCAACGCTCTCCGCAACGTACAGCAGTTTTACCAGAACGACGACGCCATGGATGCGGTGCGCGGTAAAGTCGTCACCGCCCTGCAAAACATGGTCAACCCTCCGAAGGGCAGCGGCGGCGCGAATGGCGCGCTCGCGACCCTCGCCGCCATGGGTAAAGGCAAGAAGCCGCAACCGGCGCAGGCTTCCGGCGGCAACGCCGCGGCGGCCACCCCGGCCCCGGCGCAACCGCAGCAGCCGAATGCCGTACCCAGCGCCAGCGATTACATCAATAACCTCCAGAAACGCCGCAAGCAGCAATAAGGCTCTCCTCCCTTCTCCATGGCCGACAATCTGACCCCGCAAGACGCTCTGAGCGATCCGCAGTTTTACCAACTGCCGCATGAGACGCGCGTCGCCGTGCTCCAGCAGCTCGATCCGGACTTCGGCAAACTGCCGAGCGAGGAGCAGGGTAAGGTCATCGCGTGGGGTTACTCTCAACTTCCCTCGTCTCAGGCCACCCTGCGGCCCAGCCAGAACGTGCCTCGCCCCGGCGAGAGCTATGGACAGACTGGCTCATCGGTCCACGCCGGCAACGTGCCTTTGTTGACCGAAGACGAACCGCAGCCCACCACGGCCCCCGGCATCCTGCCCCCGGCCGCTGGAATGCCGCGCGCCGGCGCAGCGCAGCCCGCACTGCCCACCGAACTGCAAGCCAATCCCGCCCCCGTGATGGCCCGCCACGGCCGCGGCCAGGTGGAGGCTCCGGTCCCGCAGCCAAACCCGTACAACCCGCTCGACTCGCCCGCGACCGGCGTGCAGCAGATGGTCACTGGCGTGGAGCAAAGCGCGGAACCCATCGGAGCAGCCGCGCACGATGCCATGCGGCAGAGCTACCAAGATCCGGTAGCACTCACACCGGAATTGACGCGCCAGGGCGCGGGCGCGGCCTACAAGATCGGATCGGGCGCGCTGCAGGCCGCCGCTCCTCTCATGATTCCCGCCGGCATCGCGGCCCAGCCGCTCAAGGCCGCGGCAACCCTCGGTATCAGCATCGCCGGAACGGAAGCCACCAGCCATGGGCTGAAAGCGGCGGGCGTCCCGGACGAGTACGCCGACCTCGCCTCCCTGGTGTTCGGCGTTTGGGGAGCGGGCGAATTCAGCAAGATCGTCGGCGGCGAGTTTCCGCCCGAGATCACACCCGAAGCGAAGGCCCTGGCGCAACAGACCGGCGGCATTGCCTCGCCCGACGTCACCCCCGCGCAGGCGGCGACCATGGCGGAACACATGCGCGGCGCAGGGCATCCCCTGGCGGCGAACGCCTGGGACAAGCTCAACACCTCGAAACCGCTGCCGCTGATCGTCGACGGCCAGCCCGCGCTGCTGCACCCGCCCGAGTCCGCGCCGACGTCCACCAGCATCCAGAACCCCGACACGCCATGGAACAGCCCCACGCCCGTCGTCACGGGCCGCATGCCCGCTGTGCGCGTCACCGATCTCGCCGGTAACACCATCCACCTCGATACCGTGAGCGGCATCGATGGCTGGCTACGGCAGAAAGGCGTCATCGGCGATATTCCGCCGCAGCGCCCCGCCATCTTCGGCACGCCCTCGCAGGGCCTTTCACCCGAAGCGGAGGAAGGTATCGCTGCTCTCGGCCAGGAGCAGCAGTACATCCAAACCGCCGCCGGCCGGGTCAAGCTCCCAGACTGGTGGCAGCAGGCCATCCAAGACAACATCGCGGAAGTCCGCGCCGCCCAGGCGCAGCACGCCGTCAACCCCACGGCCCCCGCCGCGCCGCGCCCCATCGACACCTCGGGAGTCGCCGGCACGCCCGAAAACGCGCCACAGGTCACACCAGCAGCCCCGCCAGCGAATCCGCAGGAAGCGCCTGGACCTACCGCACCCCCCGAAACCGTTCCCCCTGTTCCCACTCCACGGCCGCACGTCGCCGCGGCGAACCCCGCCGCCGGCTATCCGACCGGCGACACCGGCACGGTGAAGACCGCCGCCGGCACGCGCGCCGATTACCAGTGGGCATGGCTCCCGCGCACGCAGGTTTTGGGCTCGCACGACGCGCAGGGCAACCCCAACCCGGATTTCCCGCAAGCCATTCAGCCGCGCGATCGCTCGCGCGATGCGCTCCAGGCCCAGGTCCAGCACATCGCCGCATCGCTCGACAACGAACAGACCGGACCCGACCCCATGGCGGATCGCGGCGCGATGCTGGTCGCGCCCATGTCCTCTCTGGGCCAGCCCAACGATCCGCGCTTCGCCACCGTATCGGGCAACGGCCGCAAGGCCGCTTTCGATCAGCTCGCCTCGACCGGCCATCCGAATTGGGACGGCTACCAGCAGTATTGGGCGGATCACGCCGAGGACGTGGGCGTCGATCCCAACCAGGTGCTTTCCAATCCGGACGGCATCATGACCCGCGTGCTGGTCCCGCATAAAAACCTCGACCTCGCGCGCTTCGCCGCCGAAGCCAACCAGGACGACAAAGCGGCCATGTCTCCCGTCGAACAGGCGAAAGCCGACGCCGCACGGCTCGCGCCGATTATGCCGCTGTTCCAGGCTGCGGAGAATGGCGAGATCATCCACCCCGGCAACCGCGATTTCATTCGCGCCTTCATGCAGGGCCTTCCCACAGGCGAGCAGGCCGGCTTGCAGACCCGCGACGGCCAGCTCTCCCAGGCTGGCGTCACGCGCATCCGCAATGCCGTGTTCGCGCACGCTTACGGCGCCGACACCGCCGCGCTCGAAAAGCTGGCCGAGTCTCCCGACTCCAATATCAGGAATATCACGAGCGGTATGTTGCAGGCCGCGCCCGCGTTCGCCTCGATGCGCCACGGCGTCGCGAGCGGCACGCTGTATCCCGGCACCGACCTCGCGCCCGACGTGTCGGCCGCCGCGGCGAAGCTCTCCGCGCTGCGCGAGAGCGGACAGACGATACCCGACTACCTGAAGCAGCAGGGATTGTACGGGCCGGAACTCACGCCCGAAGCTAAGATGCTGTTGCAGGCGTTCCACGCGCACCGCGCGAGCGCCAAGCGCATCGGCGCCATTCTGAAGAACTACGCGGCGGCCGTCGAAGCCGCCGGCGATCCGAAACAGCAAGGCATGTTCGGCGTGCAAAGCGCGCCGACGAAAGGTGAATTACTTGAAGCCGCCATCCATCTCGCAGCCAAAGAACCCATCGCTCCCGTCGTCGAGCCAGGAACACAACTACTTCCCGTCGAACCGGCCGGCAATGGTGCGCCGTCTGATTCACCTGGTGCGCCTGAAGCAAGCGGCCAGCAGCCTGCCGGCGATGGCATCGCCGCGCCCACAGGGACTCCCGAGCCTGCCGAAGCTGCCGGGAGTGTAAGCCACGCCCTGCCGCACGCCCTCGCCGGCGCCAAGCCGCGCTATAGCTATGGCCCCAAACAGTTCGATCTGACGTTCGCCGACGATCTCGATAAGGCCGCATACATCTCAGCGCAGCCCAAGCGTTCCAAGCATGACGCCGATTACGTGAAGTGGGCGCGCGAACAGTCGGGCGCGTCCGAACAGGCCGTGCGGGATGCCGGCGCGCACGTGCGCGATCACATCAAGGCAATGGCACGCAGCGCGGAGCCTGGCGTGTTGCACGTGCCGGCGATCGCGCGGGAAAAATTGAAGGCGCCAGCCCCCAGCCCCGAACCCCCAGCCCCCGCACCCGTCATTCCGCCGAAAGCGCCGACCAAGGGCGACATACCGCCGCAAGTGCGCACGCGCGTGAAGTGGGCCGTCGATACACTGAACGGCATCGCCGAAAAGCTGAAGCACGCCCGCGAGGCGGATCGCCAGTTTGGCAATGAAGGCCGGTACGAGTGGGAGACGTGGGAGAGCATCAACGACCGCGACAAACACATCGCCCAGGCGAAAGAGACGCTGGCGCTGTTCCGCGAGATGGCCACCGGCAAAGGCATCGACCCCGAGGCCCTCATTAACGATCTGGGCGGCATCGGCGATTACGAACCGTCCGCTAAAGGCCGCGAGTGGGGCGGGCAGAAATCCTCAGCCCCCAGCCCCGAACCCCCAGACGCACCCCAGGCGGTCACCGCCGACGAGTACGTCGCGTCACTCACGGGCGATTCGAAGAACTTTGCCCAGCAATGGCTTGACCATCGAAGAGGAAAAGGGCCAGCGCCCGACGCCAGCAAATTCACATTCACCGAATCCGATGGAGACGCCATCGTCATTCGTGCGCGCATCAACGCCCGCGTGGACCAGGAAGAACAATCGCCCGTGGCCGCGCCAGCCGCCAAACAGCCATTGAAAGCCGGCTTTATGGTCGAAGGCCAGCCGTTCGCCATCGGTAAACTTCATTACGTCATTGCGGTGGTCAACCATCAGGGCAAGTTACTCGGCCAAGCGCATATGTTTTCGAGCGGCGCGCGCAGCGACCAGGTGGCAGGACGCAACGGCGACGGCACATGGCACAAATCGGGCGCCTGGATAGGTCAGCAGTGGGCCGACGCGCACGGCGCGCAGCTCGAAGAGGAATACCAGAAGATCGCCGCGCACGTGGAACCCGCGGCCGCCACTATCCCGCCCAAAGCGCCGACGAAAATGGGCACCCCCGAACAGCGCCAGCAGGTTTATCAAATGGCCGCCGACGCCCTGTTTACCTGGGCGAACGATGTGCAGCGCCAGCTTGCGCAAGTGGATTGGAAACCGCAGGCCGACGACACGGCGGTAGCGCAGCTCCGCAAAGTCATTGCCCGCGCCGAAGAGATCGAAAAGACCGTCGCCGCTCCCGAAAATTCGCCTGCCGCCGACGCCCTGCACGCGCGCCTCCAGTTTGCGCGCGGACAATTATCCGACTTGGAAAAGCGGATGGCCGCCGCGGAACCCGTTGCCAGCGAGCCCGACCTCACCGACAAAGAGAAAGCCTTTATCGACGCCGCCTACGAGCGCCTGCGCGGCGAAGGCTTCAAAGACAATCCCGACCTGCAGCGCTTCGCCACCGAAATCTTCGGCGGCGATCGCCACGCCGGCAAGTGGAACATCAAGCAGGTTTACGATCTGCTGGAGGCGGCCGTAGCCAAGTACATCGACAGCCACCGCCAGGGCTTCACGCCCAAAGCGGCCCTCGCCGAAGTCCGCGCGCTGATGGCGAAACTGCCGCGCCAGGTGGACCGTACCGCGGGACAAGAAGCCTTCCAACAATTCTCCACGCCGCCGACGATCTCGCTCCTCGCGGCCGTGGCCGCGCACTTCGGGAAATCCGATATCGCGCTCGAACCTTCCGCCGGCACCGCCATGCTCGCCGTGTGGGCGAAGGCCGCCGGCGTCGCGCACATCGAAACCAACGAAATCGATCCGCACCGCCGCGCCATCCTGCGCTATCTGGGATTCACTCCCACCGCGCACGATGCCGAGCAGCTTCACAACCTCACCGAAACGCGCCCCACCGTAGTCGTCATGAATCCGCCTTTTTCGGCGGCCGGCAATCGCGGCATCACCAAAGATCAGACCGTGGCGCAACGCCACGTCGAACAGGCGCTACACATGCTCGTCGACGGCGGGCGCCTGGTGGCGATCCTCCCGGGCGGACGCACCGGAATGCCGACCGAAGGCGCGGCGCTCGATGGCGGCTGGAGCAACTGGTGGGAGAAGATCGCGGCCACTTACAACGTGCGCGCCAACGTCTTGCTCCCCGGCAAAGAGTACTCGAAATACGGCACCACTTACCCGACGCGCCTCGTGGCGATCGATAAGACCGGCGCGACACCGGGCGGGAAAAGCGCGATACTGAGCACAGATGCCGCCGACCTCGACGCCGCCCTCGAAATCGCCGCCCAGATTGGAAGCGACCGCCCAAACCTTGCTCAACCAGGTGTGGGACCTGTTCAGCCTCGCGCTGGAGAAGTCTCCGGATCTGGAACAGATGTTGCCGACGTTTCAAATCCCGACGACCAAGGCAGTCCACGACAGCCTGGACCAGTGGGATCCGATCGCGTTCCTGGCGAAGTGGAAGCGGGTAAACCCGAGCCTGCCGCCGCGGAGGGTAGCGGAGATCGCGGACCAGGACGACCCGAGCCTGCCGGATCTGCGGACAGTGGCGCAAGCGGCGATGCAAGTCCTCTCGCCGGAAACGGATTAGCGGGCGCGCTGGGCGTTTCGCCCGAAGACCTCATCGACCAGATTGCGGAAGCGCTCGGCGCTCCTGCTGCTGCTGCCGAACCGAGTTCTAAACCCACTCCCGCGGCAGCACCGGCGCCCAAAAAACGCATTCCGCCGAAGGCACGCACCAAAGGACAGAAGGCCCCCGCACCGGCCCCGGCCCCGGTACCGGCGCCGCCCGTCAATCCGCTGAAGGCTGCCGCCGAGGCTGCCGCCAAACGGCTCCGCGACAAATACCTGAACGGCGCGCAGCTCAACATCGGCCTCGACCCCGCCGACGCGAAAGACGTCATGGTCATGGGCGCATCGCTCATTCTCGACGGCGCGCACAAGTTTAAGGATTGGTCCACGCGCATGGTGGAATCCTTCGGCCCGCTGCTGAAGGCTATGGCCGCGCAGATCGGCCAGAGCGTACAGAATCTCCTGCGCGACATTCACCAGCTCGCCGCCGCGGCGGCCAAGCGTTTCGGCGTGGAAGCCGAGGCGACGCCCGCCGCGGAGCCCGAAGCGAAACAGCATCCCGCCGTCAAGCTGGGCCTGAATCCCCTAGCGCATCAACAGCAGGACGTGGGCGGCGGTACGTTCACGCATTACGTTCCGGCGAAGCTCATCGGCGGCGCACCCCACCCAGCCCCCATCGTCCAATCCGCGCCGCTCGCCGCCGTGGATCCGCCCGATATCACTTACCTGCCGAAGTTCGATCCCGCGCTCATGACCGATGGCCGCATATCGAACGTGCAGCTCGAAACCATCGCCTATGCAGGCCAGCGCCATGCGCGCAAACTCGCGGACGGCACGCGCGCAGGTCTGTTTATCGGGGATGGCACCGGAGTTGGCAAGGGCCGCGAGATCGCCGGCATCATCCTCGACAATTGGGCGCAAGGCCGCAAGCGTTCGATCTGGGTATCCGCCTCGCAAGACCTGATCGAAGACGCGCAGCGCGATCTGACCGACCTCGGCGCGGCGATCCCCATTCGCGTGGTGAATGACTGGAAAGCCTCGGCTCCGATCGATCTCGACGCCGGCATCGTGTTTCTCACTTATAACTCGCTGATCGGTGAGTCCGACGATCCGAGCGACCAGAATGCCGCGCCCAAAACGCGCCTCGACCAATTGACGAAGTGGCTGGGCGACGATGGCGTAATCGTCTTCGACGAAGGCCACCGCATGAAAGGGGCGTTCGACGACGGCGCCGGCGAACCCACCAAGACCGGACAAGCCGGCATCGATCTGCAGGACCATCTGCCGAATGCGCGGGTAGTCTACGCCTCGGCCACCGGCGCAACCGAAGTCCGCAACATGGCTTACATGACCCGCCTGGGCCTGTGGGGCGACGGCACGCCATTCCCGCAGTTCGGCAACTTCCTCGCCAGGATCGACCAGGGCGGCGTGGGCGCCATGGAGGCCGTCTCGCGCGATCTCAAGGCGCACGGCGCTTATATGGCTCGCACGCTTTCGTACGAGGGCGTCCAATACGACGAAGTACATCATCACCTTTCCGACGCGCAAAAGCACGTCTATGACACCGCCGCGAACGCATGGCTCAAAGTCATCGCGAAAATTCAGGATGCCATCGTCTCGACGCACGCACCAGGCCGCGCCCGCGCCCGCGCGCTCTCGCAATTCTGGGCGACACACCAATTATTTTTCAAGCGGCTCATTACCGCGCTGAAGGTTCCTACCGCCATTACCGAAATTCAGAAGGCGCTCGACAACCATCAGAGCGTCGTGGTTTCCGTGGCCACCACCGGCGAAGCGCAGCAAAAACGCATGCTGCAACAGGCGCGCGAGAATGGCTCCTCGCTCGACGATCTGGATTGGTCTCCGCGCGAAGTGCTCGACCATCTCATCGCCCAAGTGTTTCCGATCCATGCCAACGAAGAGTATGTGGATCCGAAGACCGGCCAGAAGAAATGGCGGCCGGTCAAAGACGCGGACGGAAACCCCGTGATCGACCGCGTGGCGCTCGCCCAGCGCGAGGCCTTGCGCGACTCCCTCACCGACGTGGCGCTCCCCGGCAACCCCATCGACTTGCTGCTCGAAAAGTTCGGTCCCGAGAACGTGGCGGAACTGACCGGCCGCAAGGAACGTATCCAGGCCAACGCCCAGACCGGCAAGAAGGAAGTCGCCAAAAGGAAATCCGAAGGCGTAGCGGCGAAGAAAAACAACCTCGCGGAAATGGCGGCATTCCAGGCGGGCAAGAAACACATCGCTATCATCAGCGACGCGGCATCGACGGGCATCAGCTTGCACGCCGACCGGCGCGCGGGCAATCAGCAACAGCGCGTACACATCGCCCTCGAATTGAAATGGAGCGCGGATAAGCAGCTCCAGGACTTCGGCCGCACCCACCGCTCGAACGAAATGAGCGCGCCTAAATACGTGCTGCTCTCGACCGACCTGGGTGGCGACAAGCGCTTTTCAGCGACCATCGCCCGCCGTCTCGCTTCGCTGGGCGCACTGACGCAAGGCTCGCGCGATGCGTCGGCCGGCGGCGAGATCGCCAAGTACAATTTCGAATCGACTTACGGCCAGCAGGCCGTGACGACTTTGCTCGCCGAACTGGCGCGGCAGCAATCCAGCCCGCGCGAGATGCAGGTGTGGGCCATCAAGCAAAACGCGTTTAAGAATTTCGGCGGCGAAGGCGCCCTCACTGCGCGCTACACCGGCGAACGCATGCGCGAGATTCTGGGCCTCCGTCCCGATCAAAATCTTAACGGCATCGGGAGTCCCGAGGGCCGCGGCATCATCCGCCAGCTCACCCGCCGCGATGTGACCATCGGCGACGAATCGGCCGCGGGAACTTACCAATTCACCGACGAAGTACGGGACGCCACCGCACCCGCCCAGGACGGCCGCGAGCTGCTCGCCAAGATCGGCCTGATGCGGCGCAACGATCTGACGCGCTTGCCCGAGGGCAATCCTATCCCTGCCGGCGTGCCGCAATTCCTCAATCGCGTGCTTTCGCTCCCCGTGGCCGAACAGAATAACCTCTTCGAACGCTTCGTGAACCTGTTCGCCAACGCCATCGAGACGGCCAAACGGCAAGGTTCGTTCGATGAAGGCGTCGAGGACCTCAAGAACGCCGAAGCTATCCGCGTAGTGCATTCCGACCTGGCGCACCAAGCCGACGATGGCGCACAGACCTGGCACTACCACCTGGAGATCGACGAGAAGACCGAACCGCTCTCCTGGGCCGACGCCAACCAGCGGCGCAGTCTCCGCGATAGCGTGGATCCGATCCGCAGCGGTCGGCCGTCCGGGTTCTACAAACAGAACCGCAGCGGCAACATCGTGCTCGCCGTCAATGGCGGCACATCCACCAACCTGGACAGCGGCGCGACCTCGCGCAATTATGCCCTGTCGCGTCCCAACGGCGCGGTGGAGCGCATGGCTACCGCCGAGTTCGACGAGAAGTACTCGCCCGTCTCGGAAGAAGAAGCGCGGCGCTGGTGGAACGAGAAATATCAGGGTGTGCCCAAGATCCGCACGCGCGAGCTGCATTTGATCGGCGGCGCGATGCTGCAATTCTGGGATCACCTGGAACATGCCGGCGCGCACGGTATGCACGTCATCCGCGCGCAGGCCGACGACGGCCAGCGAGTTGTCGGCGTCGAGATTCCCAACCGCGCCGTGGCGGAAGTGCTGAAGGCTTTGGGCGTCGGACGCGAAGCCACCGACCCCGCGGATGTATTCGCCGCGCTGGGGCAAGGCGCGGAAATCCAACTGGCGGGCGGCCTGAAGCTGCGCGCCACCAAAGTCCACCGCGAGGATGCCTATGAGATCGCGGACGCCAAGCTCGCCGACTTCTCCACCATCGAAGCGGCCGGCGCGATCGCCGAACGCATCGACGGCAAGAAGCGCTTTTTCATTCCGACCGAACAGGCAGCAGGCCTGCCCGTGCTGAAGGCAATTCTCGACCGCTGGCCCGTGATGCGCGCGAATACCGGCGATCAATTGCACTCACGCCGCCGGGGAGAGCGTGGGCCGATTTTTGAACAGTTTCGTCACGACGAAAAGGGCGCCACGGCTGCCTTGGTAAAAGCTCAGAATGGCGAGGCCATCGGAGCACTTGAGGATAAGAAGTTTGGGTACGGCGACGTGGATCTAGTCTGGGGATACAAAGGCATCGCCCCTCCAGAGTGGAAACAAGGCTACGGCCTGGCGCATATCCTGGCAAAACATCCGTGGCTCAAAAACCATTTACAGGAGATGTTCGACCGAATGACGCGCGCGGCGGCCCATGGACCCGAGCGAGTCGATCTATCGAATGAGCGAGGTGAACACGCAGTACTCGCCTTGACTTGGTTTGGGCGGGAAAAGAAAACATGGCTTCTCACGGAATACGATAAGCCGCCAGCTTCCGAACGAATCCTTGACGGTTCCGGTAATCCCGTTTCCGGGACCAGCAGGCCGACTTCCCCACTGACTGGCGGCTCCGATACTAGTGTGACGCCACCGAAGGCCCCAGTCAAGAGTGACGGCACGCTCGACGCACGGCGCGGTACTTCCCCTGGTTCCCTGGCTCCCAACGCGCCCCGCGCCGTCTACAAGCGCGGCGTCGTCTTCGCTAACCCCGCCGCCGTCGCGCTGATTCACCGCGCCGAAAAAACTCATGACGAATGGGACGCCACTCTATTGAGTGCCCCCAGCGCGTTCGCGCTGCGCGGCGCGCTGATGCGGATGTCGATGGGCAACACGCCCGACAAAGACGCGCTGCGCTCGCTTGCCGAGATGCTGGCCGAGGCGCAGAAAGAAAACGCCGAGGTGCTCCTCACCGAAGTGAAGCCCGGCGAATCCTTCGCCTCGCTGAAATCGAAGATCCGCCACGAACGCATGCACCGCGCACAACACGCGCTGGCCGCCAGCGGCAGCGTGCGCGATCACGTCGATTGGGACACCCTGCTCAATCATCCGCTGGCCGGACGCGCCGCGAAGCGATTGATGAACGACGGCTATCCCGCCGACGATCCGATCCTGGCAGCGGAGATCGGCGCGCACCTGGCGAGCGGACCCATAGGCTGGAAACGCATGGGACTCTCGGACGCCGATGCCTTCGCACTCTACCGCGCTTACGTGAATCTGTTGAACGCCACGCACGTCAAGGACGTGAACGCGCACCTGGCGCATGTGGACCCGCGTTTAGCGACAATCAGGTATGGACAAGAAACCGCCGCACAACCCGACGCGCGATCTCATGCGGGCAGCGAAAGTGAATCCGAAGGCCTTCGAGGAGGAGTTTCGGAAGCAATTCCCGACAGCGGACCTCAGCAAGACCTGTTCGGATCCGCCGACAGCAACGCCGCAGCCGAAGCCGCCGGCAGAGCAAAACTCACCGCCGACCAGCTAACCGCCGAATTTAACTCGCCCACGCGCGGCAAGACCAAACGCGCTCCCAAGCCCGTCCAGACGTCCATCTTCGACGAGACGCCCGAAGACGATCAGCCATCGCTGTTCTCCCGGCGCCGCCAGTATCTCGATACGACCCAAGACCCCGCCACCACGCGCAGCGGCCGCGTCAAAGCGCAAGTGCTCGAACCGCTCGCCGACGTGGCGCATTTCGTCCACGAGACGCGCGACGATTTCCGGCGCGTCTTCAATCCCGCCGCGCTGCCACAGGCCGACCGCGCCGCGCTCAATCTGCGCTATCAGGCGGCCACGCAGGCCCGCGACTACGCGCGCGTCGAGCGCGCCCTGTCGAAAGCCCGCGCCTACTTCGCCGGCCAGCCATGGGATGACAACCTCGCTTTCATCAACCGCATCGAAGCCAACGAACCGCAACCGAACGAGCAGCTCCAACAGATCGCCGACGTCATGCGCGAGGCTCTCGACCGCTACCGCGATGCCGTGCAGGGCCTCGGCACGGGTAAGTTGTCTACGTTCTATGAGACTTACTTCCCGCATCTGTGGCAGAGGCCGGCGCAGGCCGTCGACGCCTTCAAAATGATTTTTGCCCGCCGTCCGATCGAGGGCACCAAGAGTTTCCTGAAGCAACGTAAATTTCAGAGCTTCCAGGAAGGCGTCGATGCCGGCCTGAAACCAGTGTCGGAGAATCCCGTCGATCTGGTGCTGGCGAAGACCATGGAGATGGGCCGGTACTTGCTCGCGCATCGCTGGCTGGCGGAACAGAAGCGCATCGGCGAAGCGCGCTACGTGCCCGCCCGCATGCTCAAGCGCGCGCCGCGCGGCTGGACGCAGCTCCCCGACCCCATCGGCGTGGTGTACGGCAATCCGCGCGTGCCCGTGCGCGAGCTGCTCGACAAGGAAATGATGGGCGGCCTGGAGAAGCAGCTCGCGACGCTGGGCGTCGACCATCAGCGCGCCGTCAAGATCGGCGGAACCAGGTGGGGCTACGCCGTGGGCGACAAACACATCACCACGCGCTTTGGAGGCCCTGAATCGATCCTGATCCATGAGTTAGGTCACATCCTAGACGAACGGTACCACTTAGCCAGTCAGTTAGTAAATGTGAAGCCGTACCGCGAGGAACTGCGCCAACTGGCCGACGAACGGAAGGACGATCCGAACGACCGCGGCAGCTATCACAAGTACGTGCGCAACGGCCACGAGAAGATCGCCAACATGGTGGCGGCCTGGGTCCACAACCGCAAGCGCTTCGAGCGCATCGCCCCCAACAGCTTCCGCTTCTTCAGCCGCTTTGTCGCGGCGCGTCCGGAGCTGGCCGAACTCGGCCGGCTGGAATACGGCATGAAGCTGGAGATGCTGCGCAACGAGATCGACACCGGCGGCCTGCTGATTCGCGGCTACTGGTACGTTCCCGCCGGCGCGGCCGTCGTCGCCAAGAATTACCTCTCCCCCGGACTCTCCCGCAAGGCGTGGTATCGCGGCCTGCGTGGGTTCGCCAATGCCACCCTGCAATTCGCGCTGGGCTTCAGCGGCTATCACGCCGGGTTCACCGCGGGCGAGGCCATGGTCTCGCGTCTCTCGGTAGCCATCGAAGCGGCGGCGGCCGGTCAAGGCGAACTGGCGATCGCCAACGCGCTGAAGGTTCCGGTTTCCGCCGTGTCGAACGTGGTCACCGGCGACAAGATCATTCACGCCTACCTCGAACCGGCCGGCGCCGATCCCGCCATGCTGCGTTTCGTCGACGCGCTCACTCAGGGCGGCGGGCGCATCAAGATGGACGAACAGTATCGGACGCGCTTCCGCCAGCGGTTCTCCGACGCTTGGGCGAAGTCCGGTACCGCGGGCAAGCTGTTTCAGATCGCCAACCCGCTGCACGGCCCGCGCAACATCGGAGCCATCGCCGAGGCCGCCTCGTGGCCGGTCATGGAGTGGCTTGTGCCGCGCCAGAAAGTCGGCGCGTTCGCCGCGATGGCCGAGCGCATCATGCAGCAGTATCCCGACGCCAGCAAGGAAGAAATGCGCCGCAGGTTCGCGCAGGCCTGGGACTCCATCGACAACCGTTTCGGCCAGATGGTCTATGACAATCTGTTCTGGGATAAGATGGCCAAAGACCTCGCCATGATCTCCGTCCAATCCGTAGGCTGGAATCTCGGGACGTTCCGCGAGATCCTGGGCGGCCTGGGCGATTATGGAAAATTCGCCATACAGGCCGCGCGCTACGGCGCCGCGAAGATCGGCGGGCAGGGCAAGCCGCCCGACGACGACGACGAAGACGGCGCAACTCCCGCAGGCGGCGGAACTAATCCACCAGCCACCAGCCACGAGCCACCAGCCACCGGCAAGCCCTACGTGCTGCCGCCGGAAGTGACGCCGCGCATGGCTTACGTGCTGGCGCTTCCGATACTCACCGGCATGGTGGGCGCAGTGACCACTTACCTCAACACCGGCGAGGGACCGAAGGACTGGCGCGACTATTTCGCGCCTCCGACCGACGCCTCGCGCACGCGCCGTATATCGCTCCCGACTTACATGAAGGACGTCATTCATTGGGCCGAGCGTCCCGGCCAGGCCGCGGTGAACAAGATCCACCCATGGCTGCGCACGGCCGTCGAAGGCATGCGCAACGAAGGTTACGACGGCACGGAAATCTATAATCCGAAAGACCCGCTGGTGACGAAGGCCGTCGCGCTGGCGAAGCACCAGCTTGGAACCTTCGAGCCTTACGCCGTGAGTAACACGCTGCGCTCGCGCGATGCCGGCGACTCACTCGCCATGCAGCTCGCGCCTCAGGCCGGTATCACCCGCGCGCCGAGTTACCTCACTCAGACTGACGCCGAACGGCGCATGTCGGAGATTGCCGACGAAGGCCACGGCGGCGCCGCGCGCACGCCGGAACAGGCCGCGCGATCGCGCGCCAAAGGTGAACTGACTCGCCTCGCGCGAGAAGGCGATCCGCGTGTAGGATCGCGGGCACAAGAGCTGTTCCAAAATGGAACACTTACCGAAAAGGATCTGAGAGACGTCATTCGCGATGCCTCGAAAGACGCCGACGTACAGCATTTCGAGAGACTCACCGCCGAGCAAGCTATCGAGGTGTACTCAGTCGCCACGCCCGCCGAGAAACAGGCATGGCTGCCCGACCTGGCGAAGAAGATCACCACCCTGAATCACCGCTCGCCCGCGGAGTTTGAAGCGTTCGAACGCCGCTGGGCTCCGGAGCTGCAAACCGCCATCGCGGATGCACAGCACGCCACGCAGTAAGTCGCGTGGGCTTGCCAATAACCCACTTTATGACGACCGATAAACCTGTGCGCGCGGCGATCTACGCGCGTGTTTCGACTGACGATCAAAACTGTGAGATGCAATTGACCGATCTCCGCGAGTACTGCCAGCGGCGTGGCTGGGAGATTGTCGCGGAGTATGTGGACACCGCATCCGGCATCAAAGCCTCGCGCCCGCAGCTCGACCACTTGATGCACGAGGCCGCGACGCGCAAGTTCGACGCCGTGCTGGTGTGGAAGCTGGACCGCTGGGCCCGCAACCTGGGCAACTTCGTGACTAGCGTTTCGACGCTGGCATCGCTGGGCGTCCGCTGGCTGTCCATCACCCAGAACCTGGACACCGATCAAACGAACCCCATGGCGCGCTTCATGATCGGCATACTTGCCGTCTTCGCCGAGTTCGAACGCGATATCACGCGGGAGAGATGCCTCGCCGGCATCGCCAAGGCCAAGCGTAGCCGCGTGCAGTTGGGCCGCCACCTGAAGGTCTTCGACCGGGACCGCGCGCGCGCGCTCAAACGCGCCGGTAGTTCGGTGCGCGAGATCGGCCGCGTCCTCGGTGTGGGCAAGTCTACCGTCGCGCGCCTGCTGGCCGCTTAGGCGCCCGCCGCGGCGGCCTTCTCGATTTCGTCGGCCTTCGCCTTAACGAAGCGGTAGCGCCCGCTGGCAAGCCGCCGGGTGATGCCCTGCGTCAACATCGCCCTATTCGCACTGTAGGCTTGCTGCTTGCGCTCGACGACGCCCCGGTCCATCATGGCCGCGACAAACTCGCCCGTGCTGAAGTTTCCGAGCACGCGCGCAATAGAGACACCGTGATCCTTGATCGACTCGTTCGCGTTCGCGATCTCTTCGAGCGATGGCGCCCGTGGCCCGCTGCGCTTCTGCTTCCGGCTGCCTTTCGCCTGGCCCGACACCTGCCAGTCTGACGCGCCCACCGTCGCGAGGCGGCTCTGACCGTCGAGCGATGCGCGGAACGCCACGGCCTGCGCCATGCGCGCCTGCAGGCTTGCGATCTCCACGTTCCACACGTCGATCTGCATGTCCAGGTTTTCGAGTAACGTACTCACTTCCCCGCCTCCTTCACCAGCCGGATAAATTCCCCCATGGAACTCACCAGCTTGTCTATGCGCGAATCGAGTAACGCCATCGCCTCCTGGTGCTGGCGCATCGCGAGGTCGTGCGACTGCAGCCATTCCGAGTGATCCTTGAGCACGCGCCCCTGGCGCGCCTGCAGGCCACCCATCACCGCCATAGCGTCCTCGACTTCCTTCCTCCATTGTTGCGTCACGCCTTCACTCCTTTCGTTATACTCATTGCACGATCGATCTTGATGAGCCGGATATCCAGATCTGCCAGTTTAGCCATGACCTCGGAATGGTTGCGCTCGACGATGCGGAGCAACTCCTGAAATTGGGCGCGCATCTCGGCGCGCAGCGTATCCTTCGCTTCGCCGACACTCGCCCGCACATCGCCGATGCGCGAGTTCGAGTAGATCGGCAGACTCAGCGGCACGATGACCGCCAGCGCCAGGGTCAATAGTTGGATATCGGTCACACCTTCGCTCCTTTCTTCTTCACCTTCCTCACTTTGTCCCAGCGCGCATTTACGGCGGCCCGCCCTTGCGCCGATAGTTCCTCGGCCGAGAGTTTTTTGGCGCGAGCCTTGCCGCCAAGACTAGCCATCTCCGCAACCGTTAGCGTCTTCTTCATACCTGCCCGTTAGTATACCGCTCTTTACCCGCCCGCACGTAGCACACCACTCTCCTTTTTCCCTGTTTCGTACCTGCACGTATTGACTTCTTTACGTGCTTGCACGTATGATTAAAGAGAACACAACAGCCGCGAGGCTCTAAAGCGCAAGGAGCGAAGATGTTCTACTCAGTAACAGACCCCGCCTATGACCGGGAGCTTCCCGACGTGGAAGCACCGCCCGAAGATCCCGAACCCCCCGAAGAGTTAGTTGCGATGTGGGAAGAGGCCGATGCCAATGCCCGGTAAAATCCGCTTCGATACAAACATACCCGTGACGTTGAGCCTGCTATCGCTCGACGCGGAAACGGCGCCGTCGCAGTTCGGAGGCGACCAGTTGAAATTCACCGCCCGCGAAGGCCCCTTCTGGGTGAGTGAGGCAGTCGGCTCGATCCTGCTCGATCAGATCCGCAAGAAGAATATCACGACGGCATCGCCAGTCGAAATCTGCCGGCGTGAGATCGCGCAGACAAATGGCCGCAAAGGGATTCACTGGCTGATAGACCAGCTTGGATTCATCCCCGGCGAACAGCCGGATGGCACGTTCGCCATCCCAGCCCCCAGGCCCCAGCCCCCAGGCCCCAGAAACGGCGCGAACGGTTCGAAGCCGCCCGCGCCGCCGGCTGCAACTCCACAGCAGCAGCCTCCCGTTTCTATTGTGCCTGACAGCCACAATGGTAGCGCGAACGGCAACGGCAGCAACGGCCACGCCGCATCGCCCGCGCTCATACACTCCGGTTGGGCGGGCTCCATCCGCGAGCAGACCCAGACCTTGATCGACCTCTACGCCGACCTTTGCAAGTACGCGAGCGAGCGGCATTCCGGCGTAGTTACAAAAGATGACGTCCGCGCGCTCTTAATGAATCGGTTGATCGGTGGGGAGAAGAACGGAGGCGCGCGATGATTGAGAAAATGCTACAGGCCGCCACGCTGGCGGCCCAAGAGTTCGATTCTCCGGAGGCGTTCGCCATCCGGATCTTGATTGATGTGTGCCGCACCCAGCAAACGGAGATCGAGCGGTTGGAGCGCAAGCTGCGCGATGTCGAGGCGGATGTGGACCGGCTGCGGAGGACGGCGTGACCAGCCCCGACGTCCTGGCGGTGGAGAAGTTTCTCCACCGCTTCACTCGCCGATCGCTCGACGGCATCCCGACCGAGGGCCTGTTAGCGGCCAAGCAACGCATCGATATGGTGGTGGACGAACGCACCCGCCAGTTCTCGCTATTCGACGCGCCGCCGGAATGGGTCACCGACGCGCCCGAGCTCGAGCTGGCCCTCGTGCCAGCCCCAAAACCAGAACCTCCGCAATCGCAGATCGCCGACGTCCTATCGCCCTCCCAGGTGCGGAGCTTTATGGATTGCTCCGCGCGCTGGTGGTACAAGTACGGCCTGTCGCTGCCCGACCCCAAGGGAAGCTCGCTCGTGCGCGGCATCGTCACGCATCGCATGGTCGAGATCTTCCTCCGCGCGAAAGCATCGGGCGCTGCGCCAGTCCCCGAGGATCTCGCCGGCATCTTCGATCAGGTGTGGGACGAGCAGGTTTGTGAAGGCTCGTTCCAGCCCGACGAAGACCTCGACAAACTCAAGGCGCAGACGGCCACCCTCACCCGCATGTACCTCGACGAGGTAGCGCCCGAGATCGAGCCCGCCCAGATCGACGGCGAACCCGCTATCGAGATGCGCGTCGCGGGCGAGATCGCTGGCGTGAAGGTGCGCGGCATCGTGGACTTGCTCGACGCCAACGGCCGCATCTGCGACCTGAAGACGGCCGCGCGCAAACCGTCGTGCGTGGCGGCCGATTACGCCTTCCAGATCGCCACCTACGCGGAGATTGCTCCCCAGGTGACAGGAGAGGCTCAGCTTGTGACGCTCGTCGCCACCAAGACTCCGCAGCTAGTCACCATGACCTATCGGGTGTCCGACGCGGATCGGCAGCAAGCACGGGCGATCTACCCGCGCGCCCAGGACGCCATGCGAGCCGGCGCCGTGCTGCCCAACCGCGGCAGCAACCTCTGCAGCCGGAAGCATTGCAACTTCTGGCAGGCCTGCGAGGCTGAGTACGGCGGGCGCGTTAAAGGCGCGGGCGAACCCGCCGATTGATTAGGTGTTTAGTTTCCTCTTTTCTTTCCTCTTTTCGAGTCCTCTACTCACAAGCGCGGGCGACCATGAACGTCCGCGCTCCTCCCTCCTCGCAACTGTCCCAAAATCCCCCCCCCTTACTGGCGCACGAAAACGCTGCAAATAAGCCTCTACGTTTGCCCTTCCCGCTGTCCCAGAAAGTAAACGTTTTGGGACAGATTCCTTTGTTTTCTTGGCTTTACGGAGATTCAGGGCCTTTTAGGGTTTCCGGCCCGCCGCCGCGGCGCCCCCCGAGCGCCACCAGTCGCGACTGCTACGAGGCGTTTTTCCGTGCGGCGGTTGCCCCGGCTGCCCCGGCTGCCCCCGTCCGTTCGTCACCGGCGGCAAAATCTCGAGATCGGCGATGACGCGCTGACGCGGCCAGTAGACGCGCGTGACGCGCCAGCGTTCGGGCCAGCCGCCGATGCTGACGATATCGCCGACGGCGAACTCGACGACCAACGGAGGGCGCGGAATCGAGATGAGCTTCGCGCCCGGCCGCCAGAGCAACCGCTCGGGATCGAGCGCGGCGCCCGCCAGCATCGCCAGGAACGCGCGCCGGCCGAGGTTCAATTCAGGCACCCACGCGAATCGGGTCTTCGGGATGGCGTCGATTCCACTCGATCTTGAGATCGCGCAGAATTACTTGGGGTCCGGAAACAAGCTGTTTTACAAGCTCGTCCTCGCTCATGGCTTGGATTTGGTCTCGGAGCGGGAAACTGTCCATGGTGGTTATCGGAATCGGGCGGGCCGCTTGACCGTGATGGTGTCGCCGATCTTCCGGCCGCTGAATAGCGGATCGTAGTCGAGATAGATCTGCCGGCGGAATGCCATACTGCTCTCCCAGGCGGCATTTATGTCGGCCGCGCTGAACAGCGGATACCGCTGGCCGAAGCGCGCCACGTCGAGATCGACGGCTGGCGAGCGCAAGGCGAACACATCGCGGTGAAAGAGCGCGCCATGGACGCGGATGAATTGCTCCCGGTAGAAGTTAGGGCCGACGCGAAAGAAGCCGGTCCCTCGCACCAGGTTGTGCAGCACGCAGCGGCCCAGCGGATCGCTGGCGCAGGTGCAGTCGATGGACGGCGCGGCAGCAGCAGCAGCAGCCGGTGCGGCGACCGCCGCGGCGATCGCCGCGAAGAATGCGCGGCGGTTCATGGATGCCACGGCTCCCGCGCCCGATCCCGATCCATCGCCTCGTGCTCGCGCGCCCAGGCGAGAGTTTCGACACTCAACGGTGGGTGCGGTTCGCGCTGGCACTCCGCATTGAGCGCCCGCCACAGTTCGCAGGCCACGCGCGTGGCGAGATCGAGCCGCTCCTGCAGCACGCGCAGCTCCGTTTCTTCTCTTCCGTCGTAGCAGGGCATCGTCTTAAATTATGGCTCGAAAGTGATGGCAGCATTCGCCAGCATGCGCGCGTCCACGATGTGATTGATGGCGCGGGTGCGCTCTGGAGACGGCATCACATTCGCCACGATAGCCACGACTGCCGCCGCGCACGCATCCCGCACCAGCTCGCCGCGCTCCACCTGGTGCTGCTCCCATTTCTGATACTGGAAGGTCTGATGGATAGCATCGCGCACTTCGGGCGTGAGCGAGATCGCGCGCGTGATATCGACGTCAACTCTCATAACGGCGCACTGGTGTAGTTGACGATCAGCCCGCAGATCTGCAGGATGGTCGAGTTGGCGAGCGTGAACGACTGCTCGAAAGTGATGCGCTGCAGGTTCGCCGGCGAGATCGGCGTGCCGAAGCTGATCGTCTCCGCATTGCACTGGCCGCTGGTGGTGGTGGTGAGCACCAGGGACGCAGGGGCTACGGTCAACGTGCCGCCCGCCGTGGTGACGGTGGCGCCGGCCGCCACGCCCGCCGCGGGATAGGCGACGGTGGACACTGCGCCCGCCGCAATCGACGTGATAGCGGCCGTCTGTGCGCCGTAGAGCAGGGTCACGCCGGTGATGGTCGATCCCTTGTTGGGCGAGTAGCGCCCGCCTTCGGTGACGTCGCACGTCGCGAGGAACGTGCCGTTGCCGGAAGCGCCGACCGTCATCTGGCCGACCGTTACATTCGCGGCCGTGCGGATCGTGGCGTAGGCCGTGCCGACCGTTCCGGTTCCGGCGGTGAGCAAGCAGCCACCCGGCGTGTTGTATTTGACGCCATCCGAGAACACATACGCCTGATCTTGCGCGAGCCCTACCTTACTCCAGAATCCAGCATTGGGACCGGAGGACGGGCAGCCCCACTGATCGCCGGATGGTACGACGATGACGGGCGTGACGTTGAGACTCGAACAGGCGCCGGATGGTTCGGACTTCCAGAAGTACGACGGCGGTCCCCACCAGGCCTTGGCGTTGGTGGCGTGCGAGGATTGCCGCGAGGTGTCCACGCCGCGCGCCAGGATGAGGGGTGAGACTGAGATCACCTGTATCAGTTCGTGATCCATGTACAACTCGGTGTTCACGGTGGTGTCGCGCGGCAGCCAGCCGGCGGTCGACGAGAACGATCCGGTGGTGTCCGCGATCGCCATGGGTGCGGTGAGGGTGACCGTAGGTACTGCGGTTTGGGCGATGGCGATGCAAGCGAGCGCCGCGCCGAGGGTGAGAATTTTAGTGGATCGCAATGGTGTTTTCCTTTCGGTTCTTTTTTTCCGCCGCGGCGGGCAGCGATGCAAACGGGATGTTTAGATGCCTCCCGCCAAGGAGTCAACTACCCGCCGCCGACGGAGATCGTTGCTCTTGGTTTACGCCGCTGGCGGCGCGGCGGGCGGCGCGAAGATGGCCGCTAACGTATCGGTCTGCGTCTCCAGCGCGCTTCCCGTCGCATTCAGCGCGTCGAGCTGGTCTTGGGTCACCGGCTGACCGGCCACCAGGACAGCCACCTGGGCCGTCAGTGCCGTCACTTGTGTCTGCAGGCCGGTCACGCCGGTGCCGATCACCGCCATATCCGCCTCGACCGCTTTCAATGTCGTTTCTAACTGCTGTTCACTGGTCATTAACACTCCCATTCCTGCCTGCAGCGCCGACACCGCGGCGCTCATCCCGTCGAGTTTTCCATTCGCCAAGGCAAGCTGCAATTTCATGGGCGCCAGCACGGCGCTCACGGCTGCCACGACGGCCGCGGAGATGCCCGCGGCCGAGTCGGGTCGAGGGAAAAGTCCCACTCACCCCTCGCCCTATTCGCCGCCGCCGGCCGTGCGGGTGAGTGGCGCCGGTGGGAGCGCCGATAGCGCCGGAAGCGCTTGCTGCGGGGGCGAGTCCATCCACGCATTGATGAGGGCCACCTGTTTTTTGTGGTTCTTCAGGTCTTCGGCGTTCGTCGATATCACTTCGTCGCCGTCGCGGAACGTCGCCACGATGCGCGCCGGTTCGTACCGATACCGCGCGAGCTGATCGCCACGGAAAACGATTCCGTCGAGATGGAATGTGGGGATCTGTAGGTTCCCCCGAGTCGATGCCAATGACTTGCCGGATTTCATGCACTACCTCCATTGGGTTAGGTGGGAGTGCGGGCGGGAAGTTCTCAGAAAGGCACGCTACGGGGCTAAATTCGGCGCTGGCGGGGCTGCGGACTCTTCGGCGAGGGGGGGGCGTCGGGTGCCAGGGTCTGCTGGTGGGACCATTTCATCAGATCGAAGATCGGCGAATGAAAGCGAGCGGCGCATCTTAGTGCCCGGCGAGGCGTAAGCGTCCGGATCGTGCCGCAGCCAGTCGGCCAGCAGCTCGTCGAAAGCGCGGTGCAGTTCGATGTGGCGCTGTTTGTGTTCTTCGTCGGTCATGGTGGGCTTGCTCATCGGATCACAATGCGGCCGTCGGGCATCCGGCTTACTTCGGAAATCTCGGGATATTGCTCGGCCCATCCAGGAGCTTCGCCGGTGTCGTCCAGCACGGCCTTCGCGTCGGGGTTGCGCGCGGCTAACAGAGTCAGGCGAAGGATCAGTTCGTGGACGGTCATCGTCGTCTCCGCGCTTCGCCAATGTGCAGGCCGAGGTGCAGGCCGTAGGTTAAAGCGCCGGCCAGTATGGCGTGGAGTATGCGGTCGACGCCGGGGGAGCCGCCGACCCGCGTCATCCGCGCCAGGACAGCCGCCAGGATCGGATCGCGCAAGGCCAGCAGCGATAACTCCGCGGTAATGGGGGCGTCGGGCCCGTCTTTGGTGATGGCGTCATATCCGGCTTGGATTTCTTCCTTGGTGGGGGCGGTCATTCGGGATGTTGTCTCCAGTCTTCTCGGTTGGCGGATTTCTTCAGCTCCTGGCGATCCTCTCTCTCGCGCCGGCGGGGACCCGTGAGCCAGCCGATCAGCCGTCGCCACCAGGTCAATTGCTGTCCACCTTTCGCCGGCAGGCGATACGCACGCTGATCGGATCGTCCGCTCGCCCGGCTGCGCTGATGCCGATCGTCAGCGGGCACTCGTCGCATTCCACCATCCACATGCCGCACTCTGGCGCGGGGTAAGGTAGCGACACTTTACAAGCTGGTCCTGCTCCTGCGCCGTCGATGGCTATTCCGTCCGGATACTGCGGATTGGGCGGGCACTGCGCCTTTCCGCGTCCGGACGGCTTGAACACGATGCGCGGATTTTTCACTGCGTGGCCTTTCGTTCCCCGCGCGCCACGATGACGTCCACGCGCGACCAGTTGAAGAGGACGAACCGGAATATGAGGAGGTAGCGTCGGGCGGCGCGCGGTCCGAAAAGAAAATACTGGCCGGTCCAGAGAGCCGGCGCCACGCAAACGCCCACGGCCACGCGGAGCAGCGCCGCCCAGATGCGCGTCGGCAGCAGCAGGTTGGGCAGCATGGCGACCACGAAGATAGCTGCCCACGAGAGGAGCAGCGCGCGCAGCCTGGGGCGTCTCACGGCTTCCTCCCCGCTTTCACTTGCTCGATGAACTGCCTTTGCACCGCGGGGCTCAAAATGAGGGCTTCCAGCTTGCCGACTTTCTGAGCCATTTCGGCAGCGGTCAGCCCGCAAGGGTTACAGAAGGACATGCCCCCGGCCGCTATATGCACCTGACCGGGCGGGGACACTTGCAATTCAAGGCCGCAGGCCCTGCACCGATATCCCCGCTTGTAATCAGGCATGAGCGGATCGTCCGCGCGCCGGCACACGATCAGGAATTGTGCGCTCATAAGTCACCGAACCATGCCATGCCGCTCTCCCACATCCGAACTTTATCGTCTTCCAGGGCCGCCAGCACGCCATCCCACATCTGCACCAGGAACCAGGACGGCACGCCCGCGACGTATTTGTTGAGGATCGACACGCGCGCCACGAGCGAATCCAGATCGCGGTCGCGCACCAACGGTTCACAGAACACGCACGCGCACCAATGACCGCCGCAGTACTCCATCCGCTTGCCTCGATCCGGTTCGACACACACCGGCCGCACGCGCCGGCACCAGAGACGGTCAACTTCGCTGGAACAGAAATCGCACTTCACCCTTAGCGGGCGGCGCGGGACGGGGTCCGACCCACGATAATCGAGGCGCTGCTGGACATGACCGTGGCTGTCGATCTCCAGCGTGCGCTTGGGTTCGGGCAGGGGCTTCATTGGCTCACCCGCAGGGCTTGGTGGTTCCGTTGCCTCGGTCGACCTTTCCGCTGCCGGGCACAGAGCGCGCACGATCCGCCGTGGCCTTGAGGTTTCATCGCTCGATCACCCGCCGCAAATGAGCCACATTACCCTTCCGTGTGCGGTAGGGGCTCGGGAGATCGACAAGCTCGACTCCGGGCTCGCGTAACAGGCGATTGACGACGCCCGGGTTAAGTTCGCCGCATGGGCGAGGCCCGCGGTCGAGCGATGCAAGCGCGGCGCGCGCGCATTCCGATAGCGGATGTGTCTCGGTTCCGTTGAGCGGTTTCATCGCGTAATCTCCAGCCCGTCAATCCACGGCCCCGGCCACCACGCGCGCGCCAGGCGGATCCCGTCGGCGATGGTATCGACGGCGGCCAGCTCGCGGACTTGTTCCTCGGTCACTGGATAGCCCCGGTCCCAAGCCATGGACGCCACACCCAGGCAAAAGGCTCCTTCGGCAAAGCCCGGCTTGTGGAGGATGCCGGCGGCGGCAGCGACTTCGGATGGGTCGATCATGGCTTTTCCTTCGCCTCGCTGAGCATCTTGGGCCGGATCTGTCCCTCGTAGAGAGTGAGCCCGTGCGCTCCCAGCATGTAAGGCGTGAAGACTTCGGAATTTTCAACCATTCCCATGTCGATGATGCCAAACTGCGCCTTCAGCCACCAGACCAGCAGCCGCCAGGCCGTGCGTTCGGCCTGCGCACGGTCCCGTTCGGCGGATCTCGCCCGGTTCTCCGGTGGCCGCGCCTGCTGCAACCGCTCGAACACTGGATCGATTCGCAGCGGCAGCTTGTAAGCAACAATGCCGGCAGGCGTGGCTAAATCGAACGAGACGGCGGTGACCCGCTGGCCTTCGTAGTTCATGTGCAGCGATCGCGCGCCGGATCTCACCAGTAAATCGGTGATCTCGCCGACACTCTTTTCGACCGGCACGTCCGTTTCCGCGGCTAAGAACGACGATGCTTTTCGGGTGCTCATTGTTGTGGCTCCATGACGATAATCACTCCCGCGCCGCCGTGCGCGCCTGGCTGGCCGGCATAATCGGCGAACGCACAAGTCGCCTCGTTCGGAATTTGGCCCCGCAGCTCCATCACGCACGGCGAGTACTGCGTGGTGATCGCTCCGCATTGGTTGCCGAGCTGGTCGATCAGATGGCCGTCGAGGGTCTGGTGCTTGCCATAGTATCGGCAGGTCATTCTGGCAGCTCCGTGATTTTCGCTTTGGGAAACCTTGTACGGCACAACTCTTCCGCGGCATCCATCAGCATCCGTCCGTTGTGTTCGTTGTACGGCACGCCCTCGGCTTCGCATAGCTCCGCAACTGAGAAGTGCACCGCGTGGCCCTGGACGTAGACTCCCGGCATCAGTTTCCGCATTCCCTTCGCCCACTCCGGCGTGCGCGTGACCGGCGTGCTCATAGCGCCACCGGCTTTCCCTTCCTGGACTCCTCGGCGATCGGACACGCGCCTTCATCGGGCTTCGCGCCGGCGATCTCCATGGCGCACGGCGCGTAGCTGGTAGCAATCAAGGCGCACTCGTTCCCTCCGCTCATCAGCAGGCGTCCGGTCGCGCGCAGCACGATGGCGCTGTTGCCATAAAACTTACAGCCGGGGTTTCCGGCCGGCTTGTGCCGAATCTCGCGCGGCGAAAGGACCGCCGGCAGGCCGTTGTAATCTTCAGCGTCGTCAGGCATCGGGGTTCTCCTGGGGGTAAGTCGATACATGCTTTTTTCGCCCCACAGTACGGGCACTGTTGGTTGGCTCGCATAAAACGCGAGAAAGCGATTGCCAGAATAGGGAGTGGGGGTAATAGCAAAAACCACTTCTTGCCACACTCCGGATTGACACAGGCCATAGGCCAGCTCTTGTAGACATCGGGATCGTCAGGCATTCAATCGCTCCTTTCCAACTTTTCAAATCTCTCGCCCCACGCGATAATCTCATCGACGGCGCCCTGCGCCGACTGTCCACGCTCCAGAAACGTCCGCACTTGATCGAGTAGCGGCCGCCCGGCGTCCTTCCGGTCGAGGCGCGTCTCCTTGGCTCTAGGCTGCGCCACCGGATAGTCGCGTCGGCAATGGCACTTCCGGCACAGGGCGGCCAGGTTACCGGGATCGTCGTTGCCGTTGTCGCCGTCCAGGTGCGCTACATCGAGCTTCTTGACCTTGTGGCACGTTTGGCAGGGTCCGACGCCCTGCACCGCGCCTACGCGGGCCAGGACTTCACGGCGGGTATATCTGCGCCACTTCCATCCGTAAGGTTTCGCCATCTCAAGCCCCTCCTCCAGGGTTCGCGATCCTGCGGCCGCAGCTAGGGCAGTACTTGAAAGCCGCCAATATCTTGTCGCACCCGCAGTGCGTGCATCGGAACCAATCGGCAAAGATCTCGTCGGCGCAGTCCAGCTCGACGGATGTCGTGCCCGTGCCCGCTGCTCGCTTGCGCAGATCGGCCGCGTATCGGATTTTGACTGACTCAGGATCTACCTTCGCCATTTCAGTTACTCCGGCTCCGCGACATCTGACAGAGCGCGAGGGCGCGTAGCAGTTCGGCCCTGATCGCTGGGTTACGCTCGATGGACCGTATTTCCTCGGCTGTCAGTTGCCGCAGCCTGTTCCGGTCGTCGAGCGCCATCACCGCGCCGCATCGCGCGCACACCGTCAGCACCACGTCGCCGGGCTCCAGGTGGTCCGGGATCGGCTCGCCGGCGGACTTGAAAATATTGGACTCCATCCCGCAGGAGTAGCAAGCCCCTCCGTTAATTTGCCGTTCGTCGCTGTCCATTGCTTCTCCGTTTTCTTGGCTCATCGATGGCGATAGGTTGGGATCCCGTTTCTCTCGCCGGCGGTTTGCGCAGGCCGCGCAACTCTCGATCGATCTCGGACGGGTGGCGCCAGCCGCGGCGCCGCAGATCGCGTTCGGCTTCGGCCTCGGCTACCAGCTCGCGTTCGCGTTCCGGCGTCCACCAGGTGACTTCTGGAACTGGCGGGCAGTATCTGTCCACCAGCTCCAGGCAACGCAGCCAGGCTTGGTGCCGTTGTTTGGCGTACGTTGGACTCTTCAGCAGCCGCAGGACCAGCCGGTCGAGAGTAGCTTCCCGTTGGGAGATCATAGGGTGCCTCTGACTCTGGCGCGGAAACGCGGCCGCAGGCTTTTCTGGTAACTCCTGGGGGCTGGCTTCGGTGGCTTTGGCGGCTTCGGCGAGACTCGCGCGTCGTCTGCCTCGGCGGCGCGAATCCTGGCGGTCAGGGCTTCCAAAGTGGCGCGGCCACGCAGGATCTCCTCGTCGTGGTCGCGGAACAGGCGGGCGGTGGTGAGGCGCTGGAGTTTGTCGAGCACGTCCATAGGGGCATCACTGCTTCAGAATCTCCCAGAGCTTACCGGTGTCGCAGGTGCAGCTTTGGTGCCCAGCAGCGAACAACGCTTGCGCTTCCTCTCCCGAGTGGCATGCTTTGACGTTGGGAAAACCGGATCCACCGCACTGCGGGCAGACTTCGGGCGGGGCGGCGGGTGGTGGTGGGGCGGGAGTCTTCGCAACCGTCTCCAACCACGCCTTCCATGCATCTGTAGCCAACCCAACCAGCAGCGGCCACGAGGTGATCTTGGCCATCCGCTGACCGATCCGGCGGGCGAACCATTCGAGCGGCGTATCCTGTAACGCTACTTGCACCGCATTTAGCACCGCCGCATCGCATACGCTCGCCAGCCGCTGGGTGATTTCGACCGGGATAACGGCCGCGATGGCCTCCAGGCTCGATATCCCTGGCGCTTCTGGAATCGGAGCCTTCCCTGTGAGTGAGTGAGTCCCTGTTCCACCACCCACACACTCACTCACAGGTGTTCCTGTGTTCGTGTGTTTAGGAATATAAGGACAGTTCCACCCCCAAGGACAATATGTTGCGGGCGACGGGTCATTTCCCGGCGCGTGGCCCGCAGTTTCCGGCGCTGGTTGCGCAGCATTCGGCGGCGCAACAATCTGCACCAGGGATCGAGGCGCAGACTGTTGCGCGGGCGGTCCGACCGGCGCGACCTGCCGCAACGCCACTTCCGCAGGAGACTGCGCGGCGACGCGAGGGTCATTTTCGGCGCTATGTTTCGCCTTGTGTTCGCCAGATATAGGCGAATGTAAGGCGAAATCGAGCGCAATATCGACGCTCGGATTCGCTCTATCTTCGCCTTTTTGGCGGTCCAGGGCGGCGATAGCCTCGATCTGCGCTTTGAGTTGCGCAATTTGTTGCGCTCGCTCGTCGGCAGTTTTGGCCGGCGTTACCCGCAGGGCGGCCTTATCGCGCGGGGCCAATTGAGAGGCTTCTCCCTTTGGCTGTCGCCGCTTCTTCTCCTCGCGGGGCATTGCTATCGACTCGGCCAGCTTGTCCAGCCGTAACCGGTACTTGCCTTTGTTGTAGCGAAGCTCGGGGTGCTCGCGCGCGATCACGCCACGCCTTTCACCCTCGGCGATGGCCTTCTCATTGGTACGTCGCTGCTTCCCCGTAATCCTCTCCAGTTCTTGGTCGGTGACGTCCACCCAATCGGGCTTTTTGCCGGCGTCCTCATCGGGATAGTCGAAGGTCTCCCCCGCAATGTGCTCGATAATATCCATCAGTGCGGGGTGGTCGAATTTCCCTCGCAAGAGGTATTTATCCGCCCGGTAGAGCTTGATGTAACCGCCCCAGACGACCGTGCGGGCATCGCCAAACTTAGGATCGCGGACGGGGTTTCCATACTCGTCCCGCATGATTTCCCGTCCCCAGCCGCGGCCGTCGCGCTCGGGGTGCTTCTTGTTGTTGCCGGGGAATGCCCTGCTTACCAGCAGCGGCGGAGGGATTGGAGGCGGCCCAAAGTCTAGGCGGGGGGTCATGCGTCCACTCCCTTGCCCCACTGCGCATAGCGGAGAGCCAGCTTTTGTTCGACCAAAGCCAGGCGGACCAGCCGCATATTTCGCAGGTGCGCATGATCGCCTTGGCGACCCCGAACTCTTACGATCCTGTCTTTGCTGGGCATTCTGCCAAAATCTCCTCCGTCCGTTCCCGGACATAAAACTTTAGTTACAGGCCTTGCGAATGAGGGGAAGAGTTGGCAAACTGGAGGGAAGCTCTAGCCCTTCACGCGCATGATGACGACTCGGTGGCTGCGGTTCAAATCTGCCAGAAGCGAACGCAGCTATTGGGTTTTAAGTGAAAAGCGGGGGGGGACCTTCCAGAGCTTAACTGGGCCCCACAATAACTACTATTTGTGGGGTCCGGGCACGGTGGATCCGAAGGTGGTGATTGTGATTGGGGGGAGTTTGGATGTGGCTCGCAGGATGTTCAGGGAAGTGCGGGCCGGGGGCCGGATC